AGACCCAAACAAGCAACACATAGGTTTCCAAAGAATGTATACTTCAATGGGGCGATTGCTTGGGCTTGGAAAAAGATGTTGGAAAACGATGAGTATGAGTACCTTGGTTTTTCTAACAACGATGTTTCGTTTCATGGTTATCGTTTTGTAGAAACTATGGTAAGACAAATGCAAGAAGGAAACTTTGCAATGTTGTCACCATCAATAATAGAACTAAACGGACAAAACTTCTGGCCCATTATGCACTGTTGGTATAAAGATAAACCAAGAGAAACAAAGTGGATAGACTTCATCTGTCCATTTATCCACCGTAAGGTTGTAGAGAAAATAGAATGGCCTACTTGGTGGAGAAGCCCTAGTTATGGTTTTGATGATTACGCTGCGTTGATTTGTGGTAGGGAAAATTGGAAAGTTGGTGTAAGTGATTTATGCACTATGTTCCATTATGGTTCACATAGTTATCGTCAAGAAAGAGCTGATGATGGTTTAGACATAATGTCAATGCAATATACCCACAGAACAAACTTTGATTGGAATTTTGAACAGATGGGTTTGTATGATGAGATGAAAGAGTTAGCCAACCACAAAGCACTATACGGTAGACATAACTCATTGAAGATGGGAGCTATGCCTTCTACACCAGATGAAGGATACTATACGGGTAAGGGTACAACTTGGTTTAGAAACGAAGAAGAAGAAAAAATACACAAGAAGAGAAAAGAAATTTTTGATAACGCTTATAAACAAAGTATGGGTATAGAATGAAAGTATTAGGTTTAAATTGTGGATACAACGGCAGCGTATCTGTTGTTGTTGATGGTCAAGTAAAAAGTTTTGTTAAGACGGGTGATAATTTTGATAGGGGTGTTACTAAGACTGTTATCAAGGAAGCTCTTGATACAGCTGGCTTAAAGCTAAGAAACATTGATGTAGCCAGTGTTGTCAATTGGTTCTCTGATAGGTATCCAGATGGCCAAGAATGTTGGGATAAGAACGAAGAAGGATTCTCTCTTACAAAAGAAAATGGTATTGAGTTTTCTTTACAAGATTACATAGATTTTTATCAAAACCCATCACAGGTTGCTCTTGGGACTTATAACCTAAACATTGGTGACCAAGTTGTTCCTTGTATGGTTGTTGATCACATCTTTACTCACAGTGCTTATGCCTATCTAACATCACCTTTTGATAATTGTATGTCAATCTGTATTGACACTCAAGATGGTTTTGGAGCAACCAATGCCATTTATTGGATACAAGATAGTGATAAAAGTTTTAGACCGTGGAGAAGAGATCAACAGTTTGCACCACTAAACACTTATAATAGTTTTACTGACTACATTGGAAACTATCCAGCAATAGAAAACCTTTCAGTTATTCAAGAACTTGCTGGCGACAAAAGAAACGATGACCCAAAACTAAATACTTGGGCATGGCCTAATAATATTCAAATGGGTAATTTATTTCACGGTGACCAATGGGCTGGGTTGATGAGTTATGAACAAGTGACTGCTGTACCCGACAAGATAGGATACTTTCCATCACTTACAAATGAGGGAACGGTAGATGACAACTGGCTTGACGCCAAAGACACTGGCTTGACCGATAGAAGGACTTCTATAGCAATTGATGTATTGACTATCGTGGAGAACTCAATCCGTTCATACGTCAATACAGCAAAGGATTTTGGTAACAATGTGGCGATAGGTGGAAAGGTCACAATGTTTGATAGTTTGGTCAAGGAGTTATCCGATGACAAAACATTTTTTACTCAACCACATAATGACGAAGAACTATCTGCTGGTTCCGCACTTTTTATCTCTGACCAGTTGATGAAGAACAAAAAAGGAGAGATAATAACAAACACTAAAAGTAAAATTACCGCAAAGGAGGTGATACGATGAGCATCAAGGAAACATACGATAACGTAACAACACTAGTAGAGCAGCTGGCCGATAACCATCAGAAGAACATGGATGGAAATAAGGCCGCTGGTGGAAGGGCCCGTAAGGCTGCAAGTGAACTCAAGAAGATTCTTACGGTTTACCGTAAGGAAAGTATTGAAGAATCTAAGGCATGAAGAGGGTTTTAGTTATAGGAGACTATCTCATTGATAGGTATGTTCTCTATCAGCAAGAGAGATATGACCCTGCTAATAGTCAGGCGCCAGTTGTAAAACTGGTGTCTGATTGTGTAGTACAAGGGGGCGCTGGAAACTTTGTTAGGAACTTACAAGAGGTGGTTGACCTTGATACACAAGTAAAGTTCTACTATGTTGATCAAGTAAAACTACGTGACTTCCCAACAAAGAAAAGGATTTTTGTTGAAGATAAGTTTGTTTTTAGAGAAGATACAAACGACGAAATAGAACATGATGAAAGTTTGATAGAAGAGTTTATTGCAAACATTCAAGACAACGATCATGTGGTTATTTCTGATTATCACAAAGGCACTCTTGATGAATTGGATATAAAAAAAATAATAGATAAATGTAATAGTTTATCTAACGTCAAAACTTTTGTAGATACTAATTTCATAAAAGATTGTCATAAGGGTTGTACTTGGTTAAAAATAAATGCACTTACTGCTGAACAGTATAATCCAAACGCAAGAAAACACTATATCATAAAAGATATAACTAGTAAATTTTCTTGTAATACTATTATAACAAGGGGCGAATCTGGTTTAGTTTGTTTATCTAAAGGTGGCGAACAAGCTATTAGGATAGTAAAAGATGAAGACCCAACATTTATTGATAGTATTGGCGCTGGTGATGCTTGTTTAGTTGGACTAGTCAAGTCAGTTGTTGATGGTAAAGACTTGAAAGATACTTTACTTTATGCCGACATATGTGGTCATCTTAGCACATACAGTTTGGGTACGCTAAAAACTCTTGATAAAAATGAAATAGATAGTAAATTCAAAAGAGTGAAAACAACAGAGGACTATCACGGCAGTTGGTTGAAGTGGGTTTTCTATAGTGAATAGAGAAAGAGTTATCAAGGCTGATACAATAACACTTTTGATAATGTGTAAGGATGAGTTTACAAAGGTAAAAAACATTATTAAAAGTTTAGAGAAGTATGTGCAAGAAATAGTAGTTGTAATCACAGGGAATGTAACGGTTGGTGAACAAGGTTTTGTAAAGGTTCTATACTATCCGTGGCATGATGATTATTCTGCACCATTAAATGCTGGCTTGAGGTTATGTACGAGTAAGTGGATACTTCGTTTAGATACTGACGAAGAAATGGACTCAATTAATATTAAAAAGGTAACACAAGCCGTTACATTTTCTACTGTGGATGCATTTGAAGTAAATCAAAGAGGTTATCTTCCAGAAGATAGAAATGAGTTTGGTGTAAAGAAAGTGCCTAAGTATAATGGATATACGAAGGCAGTTGACGATAGATGTATTAGGTTGTTCAAGAATGATCCAAGAATATTTTTTGAGTTCAACACACATGAAACACTTTACAACTCTTTGAAAAGAAGTAAATTAGTTTATAAAAAAACTAATATAGTAATACATCATTGGGGTAAACTAACGATGAGTGAGAAAGCCCCATACTATTATAAGATTGCTTTGGAAAGACTGAAAAGATTTCCAGATGACTATCAATCTTATTACTATGTAGGTGTAGCTGCAGATTTTATAGGTAAATTAGATGTGGCCTATGAAGTATTTAAAAAAGGTTATGAAAAATATAAAACATCTTATTACAAAGATCCACTTGATTTTGTGGAAAGAAAAAGGAGATTATTAGATGGCAGAAGAAAAGTCAATTAGTCTTGAAACACTTCAAGGCCAACAGGCAAATTTATCAGAAGCAGTAACTCAGTTGACAACACAGCGTACTCAGTTGGAAGAACAACTTGCTGCAGTTCGTAATCAACTAGCAACAAACATTGGTGCGTTACAGTATGCCAATGCTTTGATTGAAAGTTTGGGTGGTAATACAACAGACCCAGCCGATGTTGCACCAGAGGGAACAGAAACAGAAGAACTAACGATTGAAGATTTGGATACGTCACAATCACCCGATGAGGTCACATTGTAGTGTATTATGCTCCATCTATGATGTTTTGTCATTTTTTTGTTTGATATTTACTTTAGGAGTTTTATAGGTTATTTTGTAATTGTTAAAAGTTCAACTCTCTTTAGAACAAAAAACTATGTATACCTTCTTTTAGAAGTATATGCTTTTTAACATCATAGATGGAGAAAATAGATGGCCGAAGTGTTTGTCTCACCCGGCGTCTATACACAGGAAATTGATGATACATTTGTGCCTGCTGGTGCTGGTACAATTGGTGCTGCTCTTATTGGGCGCACTTCATCTGGTCCTGCGTTTAGACCTACACGGGTTAATAATTTTAATGAATTTCGCACTGTATTCGGTGGCTTAGATGAGTCCAAATACATGCCCTATGCCGCTCGTTCTTATCTAAGAAACGGCTCACCCCTCACAGTTGTTCGTGTTCTTGGTAAGAGTACACAGAGCACTGGTCAGCTTGGTATTATCGCTTTCCCCCAAGCAAGTCAAACCTCAATTTCAGCTATTAGTGCTTCTAACATTGCTATGGCTGTTATAAAAAGACGTTCATCAACAATTCCTAGTGGCCCACAGGGCGACATTGCAATGAGTGGAACAGTAAGTAACTTTGCTATTTCTGCTGGTTCCGAAGTCGTTGCTGGTCTATCACTAGTTGAATCTGATGGTAGTTATATCAAGAAGGTTTTGGGAACAAATCCTTTGGAAGCCAACTCTGGTGATAAACTACAAGCTTTTTATGTTGATTCAGTATTCAACTATGGAACTGCTGCTGGTACAGTTAGTGCTTCTAACGTAACGCCTGGCAACTTTACATTAGCAACTATTACTGCTGATGGTGATATGTTCCAAGAAGTTGTTGGTGGTTTCAGTGAAGCATCTACACCTTCAATCGTTTCTCAGAACTTCAACGGTACAGTTCACCCTCTGTTCAAGATTCATACACTTGCAGATGGTAACGATACAAATAATAAGTATAAGATTTCTATTAGTAATGTTGACATTGCTACTTCATCAACTTCATTCCCCAAGTTTACTGTTTCAGTTAGACAGGGTGGTGATACCGATGAAAACCCAATCGTATTGGAAAACTTTACTGATGTAAACCTTGATCCTAACAGTAGACAGTATATCGCTCGTGTGATTGGTGATAGAAGAACTCAGTTTGACCTATCACAAGATCCACCCGAAGTATTGTTCAACGGTGACTTCCCCAATAAGTCACAGTATATTAGAGTGTTCATGCACCCAAGTGCTCCAGCTGCAGCAAGACCCGCTGGTTTTCAAGGTGTATCAAGTTTCGCTGCTACAACAGAAGGTCAAGGTAGTGTTTCAGCTGCTGCTCTACCACTTAAACTAAATCAATTGAACTCAATTGCTGCTGTTGATGGTCGTATCTTTATCGGCCCCAACTTTGATGCAACTGGCTTCAATGATCGTCTTAAGAAGACCGTTACATCTGCTTCTGGTGACTCAGCAAGTGACAACGGTGTATTGTTATACTCCGCTGCTGCTGACTATCCTGGCAGTGCTGGTGTTACTAACTACACATCTGTTGATATGTTGGGTAGTAGTTCTGGTAACTTCTCAACAGTAAACAAGGTCAGATTTAGTGTTCCTATGTTTGGTGGTTGGGATGGATTTGATCCAAGAAAGAATCAGTTGGAAACAGAAGTTTCAACAGGCACAGATACATTGTCTGGTGACTTCAACACTGCTATCAAGATTCTTTCTAACCCCGATGAAGTTGATTTCAACCTTGTCGCTATGCCAGGCATTCACTCTTCTGCTGGTGGTGCTCTTACAGATCGTCTAGTTGATATGTGCTCTAACCGTGCTGATGCTTTTGCACTTATTGATATTGCAAACACAACAGCAACTGGTGCTGGTTTGAATTTGTCAGTAGCCAATGCTGAAACAGAGGCATTGAAGTTTGATTCTAACTACGGTGCTGCTTACTATCCGTGGGTTCGTATCAACGATGTTGATAACAACAAACTAGTATTCGTTCCACCAAGTGTAGCGGTTATGGGTGCTTTTGCATTCAACGATAGAGTTGCACAACCGTGGTTTGCTCCCGCTGGTTTTAACCGTGGTGGCTTGGATGAGGTGTTGGAAGTTAGAAGAAGATTGACACAGACACAACGTGACACTCTTTATAATAATAACATCAACCCAATTGCTACATTTCCTGGCCAAGGCATAGTCATCTTCGGTCAGAAGACATTACAGAGAAAACAGTCGGTTCTTGATAGAATTAATGTTCGCCGTATGATGATAGAATGTCGTAAGACTATTGCTAGCTTCTCAAGACTCTTTATCTTTGAGCCTAACACAGTTGCTACAAGAGAACGTCTGCTAACACAGGTCAATGACTATCTGTCCAGTGTACAGGCAGCAAACGGTATTAACGAGTTTAGAGCGGTATTGGATGAAACCACTACTACACCAGACTTGATTGATAGAAACATTATCAAGGGTAAGATTTTCTTGAAGCCCACCACAGCTGCTGAAATTGTTATCTTTGACTTTACTGTCACACCTAACGGTGCTGCTTTTAGCGAGTAAAAATAATACTATAATAGGGTGAGGTTTATGCCTCACCTTGTTATATTTTTTACTCTCAGTGTATTTATTATAGGAATTTTATTAAAATTAAATGAAGATGGAGAACAAGGATGCCACAGCCATTTGAAGTAAACGCAATGTTGGCTGATACATTTGAACCAAAGAGACAAAATAGATTTTTGTTTCAGTTCACTGATGATACATTACCAGCGTACATTGCAAGGACGGCTTCTCGACCCTCTTTTACACAGGAAACAATTACCATTGATTATCTAAACTCAAAGAGATACCTTGCTGGTAAGTTTGAGTGGAATACAATGACACTTGGTTTACATGATCCAATCGCACCTTCCGCTGCTCAGAAGACAATGGAATGGGCACGTTTGGCTCACGAAACAATTTCTGGTAGAGATGGTTATGCAGCTTTCTACAAGAAGAACTTTAATCTTATAGCACTTGACCCCGTTGGTGCTGCAGTTGAAAAATGGGAAATTAGAGGAGCATTTATTACAGACGCAACATTTGGTGATTATGACATGGCTTCTGGTGAAGTTATGAATATTGACCTAACTATTCGTATGGATGAATGTATACTTAGATACTAAAACGTAATAAGGTTTCAAAGGACAATAACATATGTCAGAAGTTAATGTAGATTTGAAGGAAACTGAAGATTCTACAAAAGAAGTTTTAACGCCTGAAGAAATGGCGGGTATAGAACGAGCACAAAAGATGGGAAGAGCGGCTAACGAAACTTCTCCATTTAGAATACCAACAGAGTTTGTACCACTTCCCTCTTTTGGCTTAGTCTACCCACCTACCTCGCCATTACACAATGTAAAAGAAATTGAACTACGTTATATGACAGCGGCCGATGAAGATATTTTAACTTCACGGTCGTTGTTACGTAGCGGTAAAGCTATTGACGCTGTTTTACAGAACTGTATCGTAGACAAAAGAATAAACTCAGAACAACTTATTTCTGGTGATAAAAACGCTCTTGTTACTTTTCTAAGAGTAAGTGGTTATGGCCCAGAATATAGTGTAGAGATTACTTGCCCTTCATGTGGTGAAGAATCAAAATATGATTTTGATTTGAGCCAGTTAGAAATGAAGACACTAGATATAGAACCTGTTGAGCCAGGCGAAAATAGATTTCCTTTTAGATTACCAAGTTTAGGCGCTGAAATAGAATTTAAGTTTCTAAATAGTGCAGAAGAAAAAGAAATTTCAGACGCACAAGATAAGTTGAAAAAGACCACTCGTTCTCCAGTTGACAGAAATGTCACTACTCGACTAAAGAACACTATTATTTCTGTACAAGGCAACACTGACCACACCTATATTAATCAGTTTGTGGAAAGTTTAAATGTTAGAGATAGTCGTGCTATTAGAAAGTACATGGAGGATAATACTCCCGACCTTGACATGAAACAAGAGTTTAACTGCGTCCACTGTGGACACAGAGGGGAGGTAGATATACCGATTACGGTAGGTTTCTTTTGGCCTGACGAATGATAAAGAGGTATTCTACAAAGAGCTTTTTGATGTTGTTTATCACGGCAAAGTGACTTTCGCTGATGCTTACAATATGCCGGTTAATCTTCGTGGTTGGTGGGTAAAAAGAATAAACTGGACTATTGAACAGAAGAATAAGGCACAAGAAAAAGCCAATAAAGAAGCATCAAGACCTAAGAAATAAATTATATCCCCTTACTAACTTTTCATAGTAGGGGGATATTTATTTAGTATTGATACACCCACCAGAGAAAATGATATGGATATTACAAATCAGCTGAACGATACTCTTACAAACATAGATAACGCTATGGGCAAATTAACTGATTCAGTTATGAGAATGTCTTCTGCTAGTGATGAGCAATATGAGGCCATGAAAAAGGCCGCCGAAGAGGAACAAAAAAGAGAAAAAAGACAAAAGGCTCGTGCTGAATATCTAAAAAAAACAAGTACCCAAGAAAGAAAACTAAGGGCTGCTGAATATCTTTTTCAAAAAAAATATAACAAGGAATTAAAAGCTGCGAGCGACTTGTACAAAAAAGTGAACGTGGCTGCCAGAGCTAATGAAAAGATACAAAAATCAATAAATAAATTTAGTAAACAAGTTGCCGATAAACAAAAACAATTAGTTAAGAATATCATTGGTCAAAATAAGGCCATGAATATGTTTGCTGATGGTGCTGGCTTAGCTGCTCGTAAGTTGAGGGGAATGGCTGCATCAGGTAAAGAGAAGATTGTTGGTAGTGTTGGCGCCACAGCGAAAGGTGCAGTAGGTGGAATAGCTGGTAAGTTAAAAGGAATCCTCCCGTTGGCATCTATTCTTGCAATACCTGGCCTTATCGTTAGACAACTATTAAAGTTTAGTACAACTATGGCTGGTATAGCTAAAGATACTGGTTTAGTTGGGGAACAATTATCAACTCTTACATCTAATGTTGAACAATCAACCGCTGGTTTATACGCATTTGGCATGAATATGGAAGAGGTTGGAAGACAAGCTGGTGCACTGGTTGATGCTTTAGGTAATGCTTCTTATGTCACTGAAGAGTTAATAACCAACACTTCACTTATAGCAAAAGCAACTGGAATGAGTGCTGATGAAGCAGCTAATCTTACTAGCACTTTAATAAAAGGTTTTGATAAAACAACTCCACAAGTAAAAGAGTTTGCTGATAGCATGATGAGTTTTGCTACCACTTCGGGAGTAAATGCTCGTAAGGTTATGAGAGACATTGCCAATGACAGTAATCTAACCTCTATCTATTTAGGTAGAGGTGAGGACTATCTAATGAAAAGTGCGGTGTTAGCTGCTAAGATGGGTAAGTCACTAGCTGAACAAAACGCCACCCTTGATGCATTTAGCACTATTGAGTCTTCTATAGAAAACGTAGCCGAAATAAATAGACTCACTGGTGGTAATCTTGACGCACAAAAGATGTTTATGATGTTCCAAACCCAAGACACACTTGGGGTAATGAAAGAACTACAAGGTGCGTTCTCTAATCCTCGTGCAGTAGCAATGATAGATAAATATCCTGGCGCTTTTAAACAAGTTGCTAGCTCTTTGAATTTATCTATAAAAGACTTAAGACAATTAGATAGGGTCATGTCAGACTTTGAAAAATCAACTGCAGGTGCTTCAAAATCTCAACAAGAAATAGAAGACCACATTAAGGCAGGTATGGATATATTAGAACAGATGAAAGGTATTTTCTTCTCTGCTATACTACCCGCTTTTAATAACATTGGCAAGATGTTAATGGAAAACATTAAACCAGCTTTAAATGATGCAACAGATATTGCTGCTGGTTTTGGTAAAGAGTTATCTATGGCAATGGATGCTGAGGATACTCTTGGTGGAAAATTAGTTGCAGCTCTAACTATAGTAATAAAACAATTAACACCAGCATTTGCAATGGTTGGTGAAGTTCTTGGTGGAAGTATAGTTCAAGGTGTTGTAAATTATTTTGCTGATAGTCCTTTTGGAACATTTATTTTAGGTGCAATAGCTGGAGCAAAAGTCGGTGCTACGGTGGGTAGTGTTGTGCCAGGCAAAGGAACTCTAATTGGTGGCGCGGCTGGCGCCCTTATTGGTGGTATCAGCGCCGTGGCTGGAA